TTTTTACAGGTGGTGATTTATAATGTGGTTTATAAGAAGAAGGTATTTTTTCATAATAAGAAGGTGATTTATGTATTTTACGTGTATTGCTACGACTACGACTACGACTCCGACTACGACTACGACTCCGACTACGACTACGAATATGTCTATGACTAATAGGACTATGTCTAAAACTAATAGGACTATATCTATGACTACTAGGACTACGACTCCGACTCCGACTCCGATTCCGACTCCGACTCCGACTACGACTCCGACTCCGACTCCGATTCCGACTCCGACTCCGACTACGACTACGACTACGACTACGACTATGTCTAAAACTAATAGGACTATATCTATGACTACTACGACTACGACTACGACTATGTCTAAAACTAATAGGACTACGACTCCGAATATGTCTATGACTAATAGGACTACGAATACTTTTTTTGTTATGTTTTCGTTTAGAAGAAAAAAATTTTTTATATGTGTAACAATTTCTGTCTACACATTTTCTTGTTCCTATTTTGCATCTTTTTTTATTATAACTTTTATTTTTATTTATTTTAATACAATTATTATTAAAACATCTTCTAAATGTATTTCTACACCGTTGTCGTTTCATATAATATCTAAACAAAAAGTTTTGCCATATTCATTACTTCTGGTTTATTTATTTCTTTGTAAAATAATTTTTCTACTTGTGCGTCATCTCTCAAACGAATAGTATATTCTTGTTGAATATTATTTCTTCCAATTCTTCCAAAAGCTTGAATAATTTTTTCTTGTGTAATAGACAAGTCTTTTGATAAATAACCATGACAGAATTGATAATTTGTTCCATAAATATAATCACTTGAAGCAATAATCATAAATAATTTTTGTTGAGAAGCTAATCTTTTTATAATTTCAGTATAAGTAATACTTGGATGATTTGTAAACACTCCAATACCCATTAATAATAATACTTTCCAACTATCGTCTACATCTTTCAGCATCATAATTTCTATAATAACGTGTTCTTCAATATCACTTGTAAAAGTATTTACAATTTTATTAGAAAACCATTTTTTAATATGGAGTACTTTATTAGGAACAAATGTTTCGTTCAATTGGACTGATTGAATCATATTTTTATATCTCTCAATTTCAGTTTCTAATCTAGAAATATTTTTGCCATCAGCATTTGTATCAGATGCTAATTTAACCTTACTATCTTTTTTCTTTGATTTTTTGTCTATAGTTTCATCATTTGTAGAAGATTGATTATTTTTTTCAGTTAACAATTCTAATTGTTGTTCTAGGTCTGTTATTTTGTCATTAATAGTGTTATTTATAGATATTTTATTTAATATATCTTTCATAACTAGAGAAGGGATATTAGATTGTTGTATATAAAATTTAGCGATTTTCTCTACATCATTTGTAAGAAATATAGTTGGTCCATCTGTTAATGTGAATGCGTCTTTAGTGGTTACATATATACCAGTTTGTTCTTCTTTTGGCACATCAATAGAAGAGATACTCATAGTTCTTGTTAAAGGTTTTTCTTCTTTACTTATGATTGAATTGAAGCTAATTGATTTACGAATAGGATTACCATTTGTGTCAATATATGGATTAGATTGAATTCTTTTTTCTTTTAATAAATTTAAATGTAAATAAATTTTCTCCCATGAAGAAGGATTAGTTGTAATAAGTTGTTCTAATAATTCAAGATAAAATATCTTAATTGAAGACATAGTGATATCTTCAATTTTGTAGAATTTATCACTAACATTAGTTTCATATTTAGAAGATATATAATCAATAAATTTAACAATTTCGTTCAAGTCTAAATAACGTAATAATGTTAGATTTTCTTTTATATTTTCAATAATGTGAAGCATTTTTTCTGGGTTATTGGTAATGGAATGAGGAACGATGACATAACCATATTTATTGATGATAGGTATGGATTTTTTACTATCATAGCTAATAATATTATGTATAGTAGCACCTTCAAATTTTGTATGAAAAGATTCAATAGTATTTGTGATTTCGTGTAATTTTGGAAGAGTTGCGGAGGATAATACTATATTGGGAATTAAATTCTGTTGCCAATTTTCTCTAATAATAGAATGTAATTCGTGTTCTTCATAATCCATTGTAATAGTAGGTTCGTCCCAATAAGTAATAATATTATTAGCTTTATTAAATGATAACATATAATACATAGCTGGTAAATAAGATTTAACATCACAAATCATAATTTCAACTTTATCTCCTACAGAATTATCTACTTTACCGATTCCACCGGTTTTTTTATTTTTGGTAAAATCTTTTGCAGCAAAATAGTGTAAACGAATATCAGCGGCACTCATACAACCAAAAGCAAAAGCTATTTTTTTACCGATTGAAATAGAAGATTTAGCCAATGCTAATCCAACGTGTCTTGCGGCACAAACAAATATAATTCGTTGATTTATTTTTTCATTAGTAATGCTATCTATTTTAAATCCTTCTAGTAGACCAATTGGTGAAAGCGTTTTTCCTGTGCCAGTTGGAGCAATATATAAAATTAATTTAGGATATGTATTTTTACATGCTGTAAATAATTCTCGTTGATGTTCGTATAATGTCAAATCAGCATATTTTAATAATAACTTATTTTTCTCTATAAATTCAACAGAATTTTTAATTAATTCAATCATATTGATTTTAGGTTCTAACTGTTTCAAAATAAAATCAACATAATTCATTACGTGTCTATTTAACATTTGTATTGACATTAATTTTAATTTATATAGTGTAAAATAGTGAATATACCAATTATTAGTAGTTTGATTTAATAATAGATTAGAAATAATTTCAAGAAGTAAATATTCATAAATATCAACATTATTTATTATTTTCTCTACATTATTTCTTTGAATGCGTATTAAATCCGCTTTTTTAATTTTAGGGTTTGATTTTATATCGTGAATATATTCAGTATATGTATTGATTTCATTTATTTTTGCTAGAAAGTAGTTATAATATAAATAATCTTCCATAAGTAGAGAAAATTCAACCTTTAGATAACCGAAGAGAGATATATGTTTATTATATTTAATATTTACATCGTGATAACCTTTGCAAATAAGTGTAAGAATACATTTTTCATCATCGGTAACAGGAACTTCAATAGATTCCCATTCAGATTTATTGAGTTTTCGTTGATTCAAATCCATAGTTGATAGTAGTTGAGTTGTTTATAAGATGCTCTTTATATTATTTTATATATCAAATCAATTTTTTTATATTTATAGATATGAGTATGATTAACACCATTAATAAAAAATAATATAATTATAGTATAATAATTATATTATGTATTTATATTCCTAAACCTCCAGGGAATCCAACCATATTTGCACCTATACCAAATCCAGCCCCTGTTCTAGTAGAAACACCAATACTTGGCACATAACAATCCAATATACTAAAGGTTGCTGCGGCAGTCAAAGCAATTAATGTAATTTCTTCCATGTTTAAAGAACGCTGGGGGATTGCATAAGCAGCAATAGCAACCATTAAACCTTCAACCAAATACTTGATAATTCTTTTTATAATTTCTGAAATATCAAACATTATAATATTTTATTAGAAAATATTATAAAATATTATTAATTAATAAATACTTAAATAATATAAAATACTAATATAATGACTTCCAGAAAAAATAATACTAAAAAAACACAAGTTTATGCTGATTTACTTGAAGAAGATAAACCAATTGCTGGACAAAAATTTGTATGTGTTTCTTTTGTTTCTCCTGAAAAAATAATAAAAAATAAAGAATTATATTATTTTCAAGAGTTTTTAAAAACGTGGGATTTCAATAAATCAATGGAAAAGTCTCTACAATTTATAAATTTTATTTCTTATAAATACAAAATGAATTTTGATGAATTAACAAATGATTTTAATGAATTTGTGAAAGAAGAAAGAGAACTATTAGTTCAGTCTAATATTGAAGATGAATATAAAACATTTATTGACCAAAATGAAGAAAGATTAGAAACTTCTTTTAATTCTTGTCATAATTTTCAAACTTCAACAAGAGGTCTTAAGGTTAGAGGTGTATATCCTTCTCTAGAAGAAGCCGAATTGAGATGTAAAATGTTGAGAGAAATTGATCCAAATCATGATGTCTATGTAGGTCCGGTTGGATTATGGATGCCGTGGGAACCAGAGGCATACAAGACAGGAAGAGTTGAATATATGGAAGATGAATTAAATCAATTGATGCATGAAAAAACAAAGAATGAAGCTTTTGCTAAAAATGCTTTTGAACAAAGAGTGAAAGAAACAAAGAAAAAGGCTATTGAAGAAAATATAGAGAAAGCAAAAAAATCTGGTTCTACGCTTACACAAAGTATAGATAAGGATGGAAATTTAATTGGTATTAATAATTTAAATACACAAGAGAAATCATTATTAGGCATTCACGAAGGAAATGAAAATGAAATTACTTCATCTGATATTAGGGCTGAATTATTTGAAGGAGATAATATTGTTGTTGGTAAATCTGATTACGGACAAAGTTTATTACAAAGTGGTCCTTTTGCAAATAAAAACTAATGAATATTTAATATTTTATATTTTATGGCTGTAAAATATAAAAATATATCCATACGATTTTACGATAATCAACCAGATATTATTCAACAATTTAAAACAATGTTGAAAAATGTAGATACTATTTATATTCCTGATAGACCAAATAAAGAAATTCTAAAACATTCTAAACCAAAAGATTTTACTAAAGAATTTTTAAAAAAATATCCAAATAATAATTTTGCCAAATATTTATCATATTTTAGAAATAATGAAAAATCTATCAATATGGGATTTTCTTTATATAATGCTGAAGATTTATTAAATTGGTCTTTCTCTACTATTCAAACCAAAGTTGCTTTATTTGATTGGGATGGCACAATATCTGTTGCTGAAGGTATAGTATTACCTGGTAATCCTATTGAAACATTAAAATTTCATAAAATGGGAATTAATTATAGAGATATTGCTGTTTATTATTGTGGTTCAGAACAACGATTTTTATGGTTGAAAACCATGTTTGATTTTTTACATAAACAAAAAGTAGAAATTTATGTACTAACCAATAACCCAATGGCAGCAAAAAATATGAATATTATAAAGTTAGTTGGATTAGGATTTTTATCAAGATTTAATTTCTATAATGTAATCAAACAAATCATTCCTCAATTTAAAGAAGAGAATTTATTATGTGGTTATGAGACAAATGGTATTAAACCTCAAACATTTATGAATAATCCATATTTAAATAAATTATATCAAAAAATATAATTTACCATTTCGTTTTTTTCACATTAATTCTTTGCCCTTGTCCTCTTTTTTTTGTATTATTTGGATCATATTTTTCATCTTCATCATCTGAGTTCATATCTTTACTCAATTCCCAAAATTCTTTACTTCCCAACTTAAAATCATTATGAATGTCTGCTTTATACCAAAATACTTGTTCTGATAACTTGTTTGATTGAGCACTATTATTAATAACTAAGCATTCATAATTTTCAGTGCATTGATCCATTACTTGACAAAATGATTCAAATGTTGGAAACATTCCCGCATAATTTTCATAAATACGTTTCCGATTGGATATATATGGCTCTCTTAAAATAAATACATAATCAATATTGGTTCTTAAAGAAGGTGGAATACCTAATGGATATTGCATAGTAATAATTAACATAATTCTCCAATGTCTTCCGTTCATAAATAATAACCTCATCATTTTATCTCTCGTCCACGCACCATCATATAAACAATCATCTAATATAACAAATGACCTTGGATCTATATTTGTTTTTTTAAATGTTTCTATTTCTCGTTTAATTTGTTTTAATACTGATTTTTGTCTTTTTAATATATTCTCTATAATAGTTGTATTATATTCATTATGAATAAATAATTTTGGAACCATTTTTCCATAATATCCATTTCCTTCTTCTGTTCCAGCAACAACCACGCCAATTGGAATATCTTGATGATAGTAGAGAACATCGCGAACTAATACACTTTTTCCTGTTCCTCTTCTACCTATTAAAACGCAGACAGGTGCTTTCATTTCATTTGGTTTAAAACTTATATTTTTCATATCAAATTTTTTAAGCTCCAATGTCATTATAAATTATAAATTTATATTTTATAATTATATTACGCAAAAATTAAGTTTAAACAAAATATTAATAATATACTATTTAGCTAAAATGAATTTATTACAATTAAATTACGAAAAAAGAAAGAATTCTATTTTATTTGATAAATGTAAAAATTCAGATATTTTTCATTTTGAAGAAATACAAAATTATATTCCTATTTACAAAAATTTTTTTGAATTAAATGAAAATAATTTTAATACCATTAACTTAAATCATTCCAAATATATTTATGATATACATCATTCTCAAAACGAATTAGATTTTTTTATTAAACAGAACGAAGAAATAGTGAAAACACCTATCTTTATTAAATTTGCTCCTATATTGGACCCTTTTAAATATATGATTGGTAAATACAACGAATTAAGCGAATTTTCACTTCCAACTATTATACAAGTAGAGAATAATCACATTTATAATAAAATTAATGACATTAATAATTCAGCCTATGTAGATGGATTATTTTCTTTTATTTCAAGTAAATTATTAAATGAATATAATTTTGTTCATGGAATCGATTTTTTTGGAAGTTTTGTTGGAATTAAAAATAATTTTAAAGTAACCATTGAAGATGATTTAGATTATTTAATAAAATATGACTTTTTCAATAAAAACAAACAAATTTTTGGTATTGATGATGATTTAGAAATAGAACCACCAGTATTACCTCCTATCACTATTAACAATAGTAAAAAATCTAATATTTCTATTTCGTCTATTAACGAAGAAATATTTGAAGATATATTTACATCTTCTGAACAATGTGAAGATATATCTTCTGAACAAATTGAAAATATATCTTCTGAACAAATTGAAAATACTTATTCTGAACTAGAGAAAGTAGATATTGAGTTTGATAAATCATCCGTTATTTCTTTAAAAAGTGGGTCATCATGTTCTTCTAGAGTTTCTTATAGTGATTTAGAACAAGATGATGAAGATGATTTTGAAGACGAATTTGATGACGAATTTGATGACGAATTTGATGAACAAGATGTAGAAAATGAGCAACACATATATGCTACTATTCCAAAATTTCCTGTAAATATGATTTGTATGGAAAAATGTATTGATACATTAGATAATTTAATTTTACGAAAACAAATTCAAACTATGGATGAATGGTTCTCTACATTAATGCAAGTAATAATGATATTGATTACATATCAAAAATGTTTTTCATTTACACATAATGATTTACATACAAATAATATAATGTATATTCATACAGAAAAAAAGCATTTGTATTATTGTTATAATAAAAAACATTACAAGGTTCCTACTTATGGAAGAATTTTTAAAATTATAGATTTTGGAAGAAGTATTTATAAAATTAATAATAAATTATTATTTAGTGATAGTTTTAAAAAAGGAGAAGACGCTGCTACACAATATAATTGCGATCCTTTTTTCAATGATACGAAACCAAGAATAGAACCCAATTATAGTTTTGATTTATGTCGGTTAGCATGTTCTATTTTTGATTATGTAGTAGATGACATGGAAGATTTAGATGATATTAATGAGTGTTCACCTATTGTGAAATTGATTGATGAATGGTGTAGAGATGATAATGGATTAAATGTTCTCTATAAAAAAAATGGAGACGAACGTTATGAAGATTTTAAATTATACAAAATGATTGCTCGATCGGTCCATAAACATACTCCACAAACACAATTAAACAGACCCCAGTTTAATAAATTTTTTATAGAAGGAAAGAAAATACCAAAAACAGAAAAAATAAATATTATGAATATTGATTGTTTACAAGTTTTTTAATTTTACATAGAAAAGTGTATATATATATATAATGGATTATGGGTTCATTATTACACGTCACGTAAATTCAATAAAAACGAATAAATATTGGAATTTTTGTATTCAATCTATAAGAAGATATTATCCTTCAGAAAAATATAAAATAGTTGTTATTGATGATAATAGTAAAAAAGAGTTTTTAAAAGAATTTAATAACTATCAAAATGTAACTTACATTCAATCAGAATTTCCAGGAAGAGGAGAATTATTACCTTATTATTATTTTTATAAATATCATTTTTTTAAAAAAGCAGTAATTATACACGATAGCGTCTTCTTCCAAAAAAGAATAAAATTTGAAAATATACATTTACCTGTATTACCTTTATGGCATTTTGAAAACGAAAAAAAAGAAAACGTAGTTAATTCATATAGACTTGTAAATGTTTTACAAAATAACAAAAATATAATAGATAAATTATATGAATTAGATAATTTTGTATTAAAATGGACCCAAGATGATTGGATTGGTTGTTTTGGATGTCAAAGTTATATTTCTTATAACTTTTTAGCTTATATAAATAAAAAATACAATTTATTTTCTTTATTACACGTTGTAAACAATAGAGCTGACCGATGTTGTTTGGAAAGAATATTTGGAATTATTATTTGCTTAAATTGTCCCGAAATTGTTAATAATAAAATATTTTCTCTACTTGGATCTATTTCTAAATATATGAAATGGGGATATTCATACGATGATTTTTATAGAGATAGAACTGACAAAAAAAGAATAAATGTTCCTTTAATAAAAATTTGGACCGGCAGATAGTTATATTTCATTATAATATTACTAATTATAATGAACATTCCACTTAATTGTTTGAATGATTATAATTTTAATAATTAAATATTAAATTCTGGAATGTGATATATATCACCTGTCTTGATATATTTAGCAATAATTTTTGGATTATGTTTATTAGAAACTATGTCTTCTGTTTGATAAACATTCATATTTTTATCTAGATAATAAATAATACCTTTAATATCTTGTGCCCATACTTCTACTTTTTGTGTTGAAATAACTTCAATATCACCATTCGCATTCATTGTTCCATGAGGCGTTCCTTTAATATGAGTTCCACAATAATCATATCCATCTTTTTTTCTTCGGGTACATTGTTCATTATTTGCTCTTTTTGAACTACATCTATCACAATAAGGAACCACATTTTTTATTCTTTTACGATTAGCTAAATCTTCTTTATCAATAGTAAGTCTTTCATATTCATAAATAAATTGTAACAACCCTTCATAATGGTTTTCTTCATTATTTAAATCTGTTATTTTATCACGAATTGAATCCTTAAACTTTGACAAATAATTCTCTATTTTTTTGTTAATCTTTCTTTCCATTTCTTTATATTACATCTAATAATATAACTTTATTTTCAATTTTTAGATTATAATGAAATAAGTTTAGAGATTAGGTTTTGGAAGTTTACACTTCTTATCACGTATCTTGTTATGATGATGATTGAACTATGGATGATGGTTCTGGTGATGATGATGGTTCTGGTGATGATGATGGTTCTGATGATGATGATGGTTCTGATGATGATGTTTCTGGTGTTGATGATGTTTCTGGTGTTGATTGTGGTGGTGAAGATGATGTTTCTGGAGCTTGTTGTATTATTGTAAGTGCGGTTGATACCGCAGGTATAATTGTGTTTATATTATCTTCATTAATATAATAATTAAAAGATAACGCCAATAATAAAGTTATAATGAAACATATATAATATATTGAATACATATTTAAATATATTAAGTAATTTGGATTAAAATAATTTACAATTATTTTTAATGAAATATATACAATTACATAACAAAATAATATAATTAATACGGTAACCGTTTTTGACACTCCCATGATATAAATATCATATTTATATCATGTAAATAACTTATATAATTATCCCACGGATATATTACACAAGTGGGTATCCGTGTTTGTAGATTCAACTAAAATATTTATATAATAATTAAACGAAACCACTATTAACAGCAATATAAAAAAGAAAATATAATACGTTCCGTATATTTTTAAGTATACCAATCCATCTTCATAATAATAATTCATTATAGTTTGTAATGAATAATATAGTATTAAAAAAAATATAAATGCTATTATTATATAACTAATTTTTGATAATTTCATATATACTACTAAATTAAATATATTTTTTTGTTTTTCTTTTATTTTTTATTTTTCTGTTATTTTTTGTTTTTCTTTTTATTTTATTTAATTTTCTTTTTATTTTTTTTGATTTAAACTTATAACCTCCGGTTGTGGAAACTTGGCTTATGGTGATTGTGTTGGCATTATTTAAACCACCTGCTTTTGATAATTCCAAATTTGCTTGAACTGCCTGAAGTTCAGATTGTAATTTAGTAAGTTCTGCTGTTATGTTTCCTATATTAGTAATATTCGTTTGTACTTGTGTATTTGTTGTTTGTATTGCTGTAGTTATATCAGATATAGTAGTAATCGTTATTGACTGTATTTCAAATAAGAATAATGAAGCAGCACTTATAAGTGAAATACGAAACGAATTAATTTTACTTTCTATTGTTGTAGTTGACTTTGTGAATACTTCCATATTAAATCTACTATTAATATTAGAAATTTTAGGATTATAATCAAATATAACTTTTAAATATTTATCATACTCACTTAATGTCATAGTAATTAACTCTTTACTACGTTCTAATTTGTCTAATTGACCTTCTAATATGCCACTTTTGTGTATATTAGTAATTTTGTTCATATTATCCAAAAACATTTGATTCAATTCTCTACTAACTTTATTAACCATATCTGCGTATTCTAATGCATCAGTAGAATAATATTCTATTTGCTCTTTCAACTCATCATATTTACCTGGTAGTTGAGCAATTTGTGCGCCTAAAACAATTACAGGTCCAAAAATAGGTACTAGAGTAGCAGTACATTCTATAATTTGTAAAAAAAGTGTTGCGGATTCACTTACATGTTCACTGCTTATAGTTGTTTTGATAGTTTCAATTGTATTTTTAATTGATTCTGCAAGTGATGGGAGTGGATTATAACTAGTCATTATATATTATATATACATTTTATGAACCGAAAGTACTAAATATTGATTATCATTTTTAACCGCCCAAATATTATTTTTTAAAGAAGGGTTAGTATAATATACACTATCAAAAAGTAGAGACAAACTGTCATTCCATTCAGTTATTTCATTAGAATCAATATCATCATATATAATTTTCATGTTATCTGTAAAAATAACACAGCGAATAATTCCACACTTTGTAACATTATTTACTACATCTTCATATACATTAAAATAATAATAATTTCCTAAAAAATCATTTTTTAATTGAATGCCAAAAGTAGCTACAAAATCAATTTTTTTAAAATCACATGTTGAATAACCGATAATAGGCATTTGATGATGATTATCGTCATCATCTGTAAGATAAGTAAACTTTTCGTAAGTATAAAATAATTCAACAACAATTTCATCAATAGGAGAACCACACACACTTTTATAATTAATAATTTCATCAATAATTACTAACCATAAATCATTATATTCAGTCATTTTTAAAGTATCAATTTTCATATGACTACAATCAAAAAATAAATATACACAATTATCTTCTTTGATATATCCTTTATAATTAAAAAAAGTATCCTTATAGTAAGATAAGCACATAGCATTAATAACAGACATAGATTTTGTTAATAAATCCATTTCATTTTTATAAAAAAATGAAGGAAAAGAAAAAGATGTTTCATTATGAGGTTTGTATAAAAAATATTGTAAAAATGGATATTTATTTAAAACATTTACATTATATGCACATATATGAATAATGTCATTTTCATTTAACAAAGTTGGAAATTCATCATTTAAATATTCTAAACCCGGGTAATTATAAGATATCTTCTTTGGAATTTCCAAAGAATAAAATAAATCATTTACATTTTTATTTATATCTTCTTCAATCATTAATAAAAAAAGTATTTTTTATTTAAACTTTAATTTATTTATCTATTTTTCTTTTTATAGTTTCTTTTATTATAATTTCTCTATTATTTAATATATATTCGGTTACTTCGTCAGCAGTTGAAGGATTAGTAGAGAAAAATGTTTTTAATGTATTCAACAACATTTTTGAGTTGATTGGTTTTTTAGATATGCTTTTTTTATATAATATTTTTCCACCATTAATATCAACACATTCTAATTGATTGGTTTTCATTACATTAACTAATGTATTAGTCAATAATTTTTGTTTTTTCTTCAATTCTTTCAAGTCTTTATTTAAACGAATAATATCATTATCAATTTTTAACCATTCTTTAATTTTCTGAATTAATTCTTCTTTTGTATCTAATTTTTCAGCTAACATTTATTTATTATTTAATAATATTTAAATAATAAATATTTTAACTATTTTAACTCGTGTTTTTTACAAAATCCATCTTTTATAGCTTTAAAAGAACATTGAACTCCTTTTTTTGTTATTTGTAAACATTTAGGTATATTTTGTTTAATCATAGATTGTTTTTCTTTAATCATAGATTGTTTTTCTTTAATCATAGATTGTTTTTCTTTAATCATAGATTGTTTTTCTTTAATCTTTGCTAATTTATTTTCTATTTTGATTTTTGTTTCTTGTTCTTTTTTTTGTATTAAATAATTATAATGATATTCATTTTTATGAACTATACATAAATTTAATTTAAATAAACTTATGTGTGTAACTAATATATTATCACATGATTCACAAATTTTATTACTTAAAATATGTTCTTTTGAATATTCACACATTCCTTGAAACCATATATAATCGTTTTGGCTATTATTAAATAGTATTAATTCATCATCTTTATAATTCACACCGTGAACCTTTGGGAATTTATCATTTAATGGTAATAATTTATTATGTATAGTTCTACAATAAGGACATCTTATTTCATTTGTCAATAGAACATTACGTTCTAATTTATTAAATTTATTTTTATGATTTTGTATATCTTTAAATAAAGGTTCATAATTAAATTTATGTCCACAATCTAGTTCTACAAAATCATCAGTTAATTCTTGTAATGTGATTAAACATTTATTTTCATCATTAATGAAATCATCTTCTTTATTTATTTCATCATAAAAATTTATATTATCAGTTGAAAACATATTGTATTAATTAAATAAATTTTTATATTATTATCAATTATAATATGTCACCAACATTGTGGGGTCCTGCTATTTGGTCTTTTATACACACATTAGTTGAAAAAATTAAAGAAGAACAATTTAATCATATTGGCTATCAAACATTTAATATTATTAAACAAATTTGTAAAAATTTACCATGTCCGGAATGTTCTTCTCACGCAACATTATTCTTATCTAAAATTAATTTTAAATTTATTAAAACAAAAAATGATTTTAAAAGTTTAATGTATATTTTTCACAATATGGTAAATAAAAATAAAAAAAAAGAACTGTTTAATGTTGTTAATTTAAATATTTATAAAAATAAAAATCTAATTAATTCATATAATAATTTTGTATCAGTATACCATACAAAAGGGAATACTAAATTAATGGCTGATAGTTTTGCCAGAGATATTACACTGAAACAAGTAAAATCATTTTTATTAAATAATAGTAAATTTTTTAATAATTAATTTGTTTGAGTTGTTGAGCTAATAATTTCACCATTTTTATAAACCGAACATTTAAACGTTTGTTTAGAAGGCATAGAACATATTGTTGCGTCTGATACTAAATCTTCAGTAAATAATTTATCAGTTAATCCTGCTGAAACTAATATGATAACAGTTAATGCCGCACTTAATACTCCATATAAAATATTAGATAAACTTGTAGCGAAGCTACAACATCCATCGTTATTCTGATATAACGTAACGAATACTAAATAAAGTAATAAAATAGCCATTACAGGAATGTTATAAATGTTTTTAATAAACATGGGTGCTAAAATGTAAGCAGCAACAAATGTAACAAAATATGTAACAAATCCATCTGATTTATCAGATTGAAATATAGAAAATGTGCTACAATTTTTTTCATTTGAGGTTGATTTTGTAAATAATGCTTTAGCCAATAATTTTCTTATAACTCCAAAAAATGATACAAATAAAAAAAAGACAAAACCTTTATACGATTGATAAAATACAGATAAAATTAATATACAAAAACTTAATATTATTGGTGAATAATATACTATTACATCAATCAAATTTGCACTCATAAATCCTAAATTATTAGGTAAATTTATTTGAGCTACTTTAGGAATTATTACTGCTGGTGGTATTGTTGCCATATATTATTATACATCATAAATTAATTCAAATACTTCTTGAATAGTTGATACTGAATAAAATTTTATATCTTTAAATATATCTGTATCCTTATATTTCTCTACTAATTTATCATAATCCTTAAGATTTCTTTTAGGAAATATAAAAGAAGTAATACCAGATTTAATAGATCCTAATATCTTCATATCTAACCCTCCTATTTCACAAACATTTCCAGTTAAATCTATTTCACCTGTTATACCAAAATATTGTTTTATTTTATAATCATTTAATAAACTATATATTAACGTTGTTAAAGCAACCCCTCCACTTGGACCATCTTTACTAACAGAACCTTCAGCAGCATGAATATGTATCCCAAATGATTTCTTTTCTTGGCAAATATAATCTTTTCTTTCTTGAGAAAGTAGAGAAAAAGCTAATGTCTCAGCAACATGAATACTCTCGGTCATTACTTTCTCTAGTGAACCAGTTAATTTTAATTCCAAAAAATTATTACAAGGATAATATTTAGCATATAATGGTAATATTCCTCCTTGACCAAGAGCATTCGCCCACATCCCATTAATTATACCTATTTTATTTTCAGTTTCTATCTTTTGTGGCACCATTTCAAATTTATCCTTCATGCACTTTTTAATATCATTTATTCCTAAATGAATTGGAAAAGATTCTACAAGAAAAGTATCTTTAAATATATGTAAATTAATTTCTCCAACTATATCAAATAATATTTCTTTTAGCTTTCTCACACCTGGTTCAATTGTATAGGTTTCTATTAAATAGATAATAACATCTTCATCTAAATGAATCATTCCATCTAATCCCATATTGATTAATATTTCTGGTAATAAATGCTTCTCTACTATTGTTAATTTATCATTTAATGAAAGATGATTGAATTTAATTCTATGAATACGGTCTAGTAATACTCTATCTATAGAATTTGGATCATTATAAGATAAAATAAATAAAACTTTTGATAAATTAATATTTATTCCATTAAAATATTTATCTTGAAAAGAATCATTTTGTGTAAAATCTAATAAATGAGTTAATATCCCAATTAATTCTTTACCATTTTCTGTTTTACTTATTTTATCTACTTCATCTATATATATTATTGGGTTCATAACTTGTGTATCCATTAATATTTGAACAATTGACCCCCAAGTGGACCCTACATATGTATAATTATGTCCATGCAGTGTACTTCCATTGCTATCTCCACCCATCTTTATAAAAGCAAATGGACGACTTTCTCCATTTTCATCTTTTAAACAATTTGAAATTCCTTTCTTCGCTAAAGATGTTTTTCCAACACCAGGACAACCTTCAAATCCAAAACAATATCCTGTATTTTCACCATTAATCCACTGACCTATTATTTTCTCTATTTCTCTTTTTGCATTTTCGTGTCCATAAACAGAATTATCTAACGATTTTTTTACATCTACAAAATATTTTTTTATATCTTCAAAATTATTTTTTATTTTATTTAAATCTTTAATTAACATGTCATATTTTGAATTACAAAAAGAAGAACCATTTAACATTAAATTATATAAATTATGCATTACTAATACATTATCTATATTATCATCTATAAAAGAAATAATATCTTTCTTCAATTCTTGTTTTGTAGATAGTTTATTATTGGAACTATGAATAACAATCTCTTTTATTTTATTTTCTCCTTTGGATATGATATTATTTATTTTGTTTATATTATCCAGAATTTCTGGTTTATCTCCTTTAGTATAAAAATTTTTTATTGTTTTTACATCATTTTCTTTAATTTTATAGATTATTTTTTCTTCTAATAATTTATTTATTTTTTTTAGATAAAAATTTATCTCTATACTTGTATATTTTTCTTTGATAGGAATCGTAAAATTCAATTCATTATATTTATTTATAAATAATGCTACACTTTTTAATAAACTTCTACTCACATTCATTACATTTAATATTGGTTCTTTTTTAAAAATTTCAAATGGTATTTTTAATAATCCATCCAAATATTGTCTAGCTTTACTACACGAATCATCTGTTTTTGCTTTTATTTCTCTTAATTTAATAAACGCTTTTTCTTTTACATTATCATTTACTTTTAATAAATGAATTTTATTTTCTAGAGAAACCGATTGGATATCTTTATTTAAATCAATTGTATTTCCTATAATTTTTTTCATTATATCATTAAAATTCTGTTTTATATTAAATGGCAACGAATTATACAATTTATTTTGAACATCTATAGTATAAGCATCCGTAACTAATAAATCATATAATATATTGGCAATATATATGTTTTCAGAATCATCACTATTATAAATCAATAATAATATTGTATTTCGTTTTGAATATAACTCTCCAATCATAAATTCTTTAATAATATTATTTAACGATTTATTTTTTAAAAGTTTGTATAAATAACAATATCCAACAAATTTATTATAAATTTCATCATAACTATATATTAATAATTCTTTTAAAGATAAGGTTTCTATGTATTTTTTATATGCGTTACTTGTAAATAACGCATCTTTTGGTACATTATTTTCAATTAATAATAGTTTTTCATTTATAAAATTATCATTTAATAAGTGGACAATTACATCATCCATTATTCCATACACGACTATACTTTTATTAATACTTTTATTATGTATATATACTTTCATTCCATACACTTTTATATGAAATATATTTGTTGTTAATAATATATCATTACACTCAAAATTTGGAGTTTCAACATTTAATGTTAATACTTTGTATCCGGTTGGATGAAAATATTTTTTTAAAATTTCATATTTTAATAAATTATTATCTATTTCTATATATTTTTGACTACCAAAACATACTATTAACAAATTTTCAAATGTTTCTGTACCATATATCTTTATAATACTTGATAAATCATTATTGATATTTTGTAATTGATTTATTAATTCTTCTTTTGAAGAATTTAACTTGAATGTATTCAATATCTTTTTATTTAATTCATTTAATAAATTTAAACATGTATCATATTCATTTTCACAAATTATATTATTTATTTTATTATTTTTGGCATTTAATATTGTACTTTGTATTACATTATTAAAAAATAATATTTTTTTATCAATTAAACGGATTATATCTTCTGGAACATTCATATATTATAAATAATATTAATTTATAAAAATATAATAATTATATAAAGATTTATGTTATTATATAACGAATGGGTATTCCAAGCTATTTTTCATATATTATTAAAAATCATTCAAATATAATAAAACCATTAAACCAATATGATATTCAAGTAACTCATTTTTATCTTGATTGTAATTCAATCATATATGATGTTATTAAAACTTTTGAAAAAAATGAAAAAATTATTAATAATAACATAATTATACAAAATGTTATTTCTCAAATTTGTATTTATATCAAACGCATATCTCCTAAAAAAATAATATATATTGCTTTTGATGGTGTCGCACCCATCGCCAAATTAGAACAACAAAGACAACGACGATTTAAATCCTCTTATCAAAAACAAATTATGAAATCTATTCATAAAATAACAAATGATACTTGGGATACGTGTCAAATTACACCTGGAACACAATTCATGAATGAATTAAATTATGAAACTAAAAAATATTTTGAAGATTCTACATTATTTGATGTAGAACAAATTATTGTTTCTACCAGTAATGAAGTTGGCGAAGGAGAACATAAAATATTTGATTACATTCGTCAATCTTCTACAGAAGCAATCAACGTAATATATGGATTAGACGCAGACTTAATAATGTTATGTGTAAATCATTTATATATCGGAAATCCTATCTATTTATATAGAGAAACACCCGAATTTATTAAATCAATACAAGAAGATTTAGAACCAAACCAAGATTATTTAATGGACATTTCTCTTCTTTCAGAATCTATTTCCCTAAATATGAATTATTATTCAGTTAATCATTCAATCAACCGATTAAATGATTATATTCTTATTTGCTTTTTATTAGGTAACGATTTTATGCCTCATTTTCCATCTGTAAATATTAGAACGAATGGAATAGAGAAAATATTAGAAGCATACAAAAACACGATTGGAAATACTAATAAAACAATTACAGATGGACATACTATTAGTTGGGACCATTTCTTTATTTTTATAAAATGGTTGGCTACTAATGAAGACGTATTTTTTAAAGAAGAATACAAACTTCGCAATAGAAGAGAAAAATCATTTTCTAATATAAAAGAAGAATGGAAAAAAATAGAATTATTACCAAATTATGACCGCGAAATTGAAAAATTTATTAATCCAGAAGAAGAAGGATGGCAATCTAGATATTACCAAACTTTATTTTCTGAAAAAAAAATTTCTAATATTGTTGATAATTATTTAGAAGGATTATTATGGAATGTTAAATATTATTCTAAAGGTTGTATCGATTGGTCTTGGAAATATAAATATCATTATCCGCCTTTATTATGTGATTTATTAAAATATGGAAAACAATCCATACAAAAAATAAAATTCAATACAAATACAAGAGCAGTAAACGAAATAACACAATTATGTTATGTTGTTCCAAATTCTTCTCTACATATTATACCCAATCAAATTAGAAAACGATTAATGAAATATTCACATTTATATCCAACTGATTGTGTTTTTATGTGGGCTTTTTGTAAATATTTTTGGGAATCTCATGTTATGTTACCAGAAATAGATATTTCTTTTATTGAAAAAATAATTAATAGTTAATTTTTTTTTTGTTAAATTTGTTATTTTATATATATATAATATGTTAAACATAATTGAAAATATTCCTAATGTTAATACACCCCCTCTTACATATGTATTTGAAAATATGAAATTACAACATAAACCAAATACTTTATGGTTAGAGTTTGGGGTAGCAAGTGGGCGTACTATTAACTATATTTCAAAATTTACAAATGATAATGTTTACGGATTTGACAGCTTTGAAGGATTACCAGAAAAATGGCGCGATGGATATGAAAGAGGAGCATTTAACCAAAATGGAAATTTACCATTAGTTAATAATAATGTTGTTTTGATAAAAGGTTGGTTTAATGAAACATTAGTCAATTTTATACAAAGTCATAATAAAAAAGTTTCTTTTATTCATATGGATGCTGATTTGTATAGTTCTACAAAATATATATTTAATGTTTTAAAAGGTTATATTGATAAAGATTGTATTATTGTTTTTGATGAATTGGTAAATTATCCAGGGTTCGATGGGGACACGGGTGAACTTAAAGCATTTTATGAATTTATAACTGAAAATAATGTAGATTATGAATGGATTGGAATGAATGGAACACCTATTGGTATGTCTGGTTATTGTCACGAAAATGTAGCAGTAATTATTCATTCAATAAATTAATGATAAGTTAAATTTTTTTTTATTTTTTATTATTATATAAATATGAAACAAGTATATAATAATAAAATAACAAAACAAGTTATTACTGAAATAGAGACCAGAGATAAATTTTTGGCAATATTAAAATCGATGAACCCTGGATTATTTATCATAAAATTAGGTGCTTCATGGTGCGGACCTTGTAAACAAATTGCTCCAATCATTGATGGGTTTTTTGCTACTTCGCCGCATAATGTTTTATGTGCTGATATTGATGTTGACCAATGTTTTAATTTGTATTCTTTTCTTAAAAACAAACAAATGGTTAATGGTATTCCAGCTATATTATGTTATCATAAAGGAAATGAAACTTATATTCCAAACGATATAGTAACCGGAGCAGACCCTAAAGAATTACACAAGTTTTTTAAAAGATGTGGAAATTATGTACCTAGACAACCAAATACTATAGCAAATAATCCTGAAAAAACTATTTAAATATTATATTTAAATATTTATATGAATTTTGATTCAAATATGAATGAATTTGAATTAAAAAAAAATGATTTTTTAAGAATATTTTATGAATATCATTATATTTTTGAAATTCAAAAATGTTGTGGATATTCAGAATGGATTTCTGTATATAAAAAGGATACAATAAAACAACTATATAATAATTTGAATATTCAATTCGCCACTAATGAAAAATCAATTTATAAATTATATTTAATTAATAATGAAGGGAATAAAATATTAGTTGAAAATAACGATATGATTGTATCTGAATTTATAAAAAATTTAAATCCTATTTATCCAATGCCATATTGGATTGTATATAAATTATATTTAGATGATGGAACATGTCATACACATCACTCAACAGAAAATATAAATTGTAAAATACATATATAAAGAATTATTATATTCTAATAAAATGGAACAACCAAACAATACTACTTGTATAGAAACCGGACCAACTGGTTCATATGTTTATAATGAACCAACCGGTCAAACTAGAACATATGTTTATAATGGGTCATCCGGTCAAACTGGAACATATGTTTATAATGGGTCATCCGGTCAAACTGGAACATATGTTTATAATGGGTCATCCGGTCAAACTGGAACATATGTTTATAATGGATCATCCGGTCAAACTGGAACATATGTTTATAATGGATCATCCGGTCAAACTGGAACATATG